TTGGTTGGGTTGCAATTAAAAATGGAGTGTTTGAAAATCTAGAGTATCCTTGGTTTGCACCACAGATGCAAGTCTTTGAATCTGGAAACGTTCAGGACATGTGTGGAGAGGATGTTTCATTCTGTCTCGATGCAAAGAAAAAAGGTTATGAAATCTGGTGTGATCCAAAGATTCGTGTGGGTCATGAAAAAATGCGTGTTATTTGAGGTAAGTTATGGCAAAAAAATCGATCAATGCAATGAACAAGACAAACTATGTTCCTGCAAAACCAAAAGGAACACGTCAGGGTGATGGTGGACACACTAAATACTCTGCGAGTAGTCGAAACTCTGCTCGTAAAAAATACAGGGGGCAAGGTAAAGGATGAATCGTAGAGAATGGGAGTTATAAATGAGTCAATTAGTTGTTAATCTACCAACCCGAAAAGTATGGGTACGTAAAGAGTATTTGCGTGATCTAAAAGATGGTCATGGAGAATTTTTAGAAGGTATATGGGTAGCAGCAAAAAGTATACCTGGACGTGCATTTTATTTTGAAACGTATTTACCAGAATATGGTGCTCTTTATGATAAGTTACCTATTACAGCATTTGTTGACAAACCAATCACACCAAATCCAGATTTAGATTTACCTAATTTGCAGTTTTGGAACTGTATGGATTATGGTGTTATTTGTATCCGTAAACAATTCATTAGTCCTATGGATTTTGAAGTGTTTTCTCGTAATTATGGTATCATTAAAGGTCAGTATTTGTTTACTCTAGATAACTATCATCAAGACCCTGACATTGTAGATACAAATGTTAGTGAGTTGACGGATGAACATAAATCTCATAACTGCATTCTATTAGAGAATGGGCAATTTGCATTGTATCCTACAAATAGAATGAAGATGTATGATTTATCACTTACACCTCAAGAACCAAAGATACCTGATTTCAAAGTATCAACTACTGTTTATCAAGTTGAAAATGGTGTTCGCTGGGGTAGACTTGGTGACTGCGATGAATATTTTTGGCAAACACCTGAAGAAAAACAAAATAAATAAATTTTTACCAAAAATCGAGTCGAAAATAGTTATGAACGTCTTGCAATGGGCAATGAGGACGAATATTTCTGGAAAACAGCACAAGAACGGGATAGCAACCCCGAAAAAAGTTCTGATTTTCACTAATCAGGTGCTAAAATGGACGAAAAACTAGTATTAACCGAAATTTTACATGACAATTTGACTCAAAAAAAGCATAATTTCAAAAAACAAGAAGAAATTCATGAAAAAATTCGAAATGATGATGATTATGACGATTGGAACTATGGAACTGAGCCAAGTTATGGAAAAATCGTGATGTGAACTGCTATAAATAATCGTTAGAACGTATATTTTGGCGATGGCATTTCAAATTTCGAGAGCATTTAAGGATATTAGTCTGTCTTTTAAAAGACATCCAGTGACTAATGACCTCATTACACTCAAAAATGAAAATGCCATCAAAAATTCTGTTATTAATTTAGTTAGAACTTATATTGGAGAAAGATTTTTTAGATCTGACATTGGAACTCCAATTAGTAGGTCATTATTTGAAGTTCAAACCTCAGAATTTGGAATCGAAGTTGAAAACCATATTACACAAACTTTAGTTAATTTAGAACCCAGAATTCAACTTAAAAAAGTAAATGTATCATTTCCATTAGATAAAAATGAATTGAGTGTGGATATTAATTATGACATTATTGGATTAGCGTTTCCAATTCAAGAATTAACCTTCGTACTCAATCCAACTCGAATATAATGCCATTTACTCAGTACACTAATTTAGATTTTGATCAGATTAAGACATCGATCAAAGATTATCTAAGAGCAAACTCAAACTTTACAGATTTTGATTTTGAAGGATCAAATCTAAGTGTATTGATAGACACGCTTGCCTATAACTCTTATATTACTGCATATAACACGAATGCTGTTGCGAATGAGGTATTCATTGATAGTGCAGTTTTAAGAGAGAACGTAATTTCACTTGCAAGGAACATTGGATACGTACCAAGGTCTAAGAGGGCGGCCAGGGCGCAGATATCGTTCTTAGCAGAGGTTCCTGCAACAAGCACCACGCCTACGGCCACATTAAAGGCAGGCATTGTTGCTACTGGATCTGCTGAGGATATGTCCTTTGTGTATTCAATACCAGATGATATTTCGGTTCCAGTAAGTGATTATGATGGAGTGACTCCAAGATTTGCATTTTTTGAAAATATTGATATTTTTGAAGGAAGTCTTATCACAACAAACTTTACGGTTGACACTTCAGTAAACGATCAAAAATTTGTTCTTCCAAATCCAAACATAGACACATCAACACTTATCGTAAAAGTAAGACCTTCGATTAATGATAATTCATCAACAAAATATCAAAAATTAGATAATATAATTGGAATTAGTAGTACAGCGTATAATTATTTTTTACAAGAAATTTCAGGAGAAAAATATGAGATTATTTTTGGTGATGGTGTAATTTCAACAAAATTAAATAATGACAATTATGTAGAATGTTCTTATATTGTCACTAATGGACCAGATGCAAATGGATCTGCTAATTTTTCATTTGCGGGAATTATAGAAAACAGTACGTCCAACGTAATTACGCAAAATACTGGATTAGAAATTACAGTTAATCAACCATCTGCAAATGGTGATGTAATTGAATCAATCAATTCAGTCAAGTATTATGCACCACGACTTTATTCTTCACAATATAGAGCCGTTTCAGCAAGTGATTATGAAGCAATTATTCCATACATTTACCCAAATGTAGAATCTGTATCTGCTTATGGTGGTGAGGAATTAAATCCCCCACAGTTCGGTAAAGTATTTATTGTGGTCAAACCCCGAAATGGTGAACTTTTGGGTGATTATACCAAACGAGAAATCCTATCAAAACTTAAATCGTATTCAGTTGCTGGTATTGTACCTGAATTTGTAGATTTAAAATATTTGTATGTTGAATTAGAGTCTGCAATATATTACAATTCAAACTTCTCAATGAGTCCTAATGAATTATTAACCAAAATACAATCCGCATTATCTTCATATGCTTCTGGTTTAGATGTGAATAAATTCGGTGGAAGAATTAAATATTCAAAACTTGTAAGTATTATTGATAATGTCGATTTAGCAGTAACTTCAAACATCACAAAAGTGAAGATGAGGAGGAATTTGAAAGCAGCTGTTGGTCAGAATGCTCAATATGAACTTTGTTATGGAAACTCATTCCATTCAAGATCTGAAGGATATTCAATAAAGTCATCTGGATTTACTATTTTTGGACAATCTGATACTTTATTTCTTGCAGATCAAAAGATTTCAAAAACTCGCGGATCACTCTTTTTCTTTAAACTAGATAGCACTGGAAATCCTTCTATAGTTAAAGCAAATGCAGGCACAGTCAAATATGACGTGGGTGAAATCCTTATAGATACTGTAAATATAACCTCAACTACTGCATCAAATAATGTAATTGAAATACAGGCAATACCTGACTCGAATGATGTTCTTGGATTAAAAGATTTGTATGTTCAGTTGAGCATTTCATCCAGTAAGTTTGAAATGATTGATGATGTTATTTCTTCAGGAGATAACACTTCAGGAACAAGATTTACTCCAACCTCAAGTTTCATAAACGGTTTGTATACAAGATAGAATGTTAAACAAGAATCTTCAACGAGTAAAAATAAGTCAGGTCATCCGCAATCAAATTCCTGATTTTATTGCGGAGGAAAATCCATTATTTTTAGAATTTCTTGAGCAGTATTATAGATCTCAGGATAGTCAAGCATCTCCTGCAGACATCAGTGAAAACATTGACACGTATTTAAAGTTAGAAAATTTTCAAGAAGTTAATTATTTAACAACTTCTACCAAATTAACCGCTGACATTGAATATTATGATGAAACTATTAATGTAGAATCTACAGATTCTTGGCCTGATCAGTATGGATTGTTTAAGATTGATAATGAAATTATCACATATACTGGAAAAACCGCAACTAGTTTTACTGGATGTGTGAGAGGATTCAGTGGAATCGAGAATTTACACGAAACTAATAATCCAGAAAATTTAGTTTTCAATGCTACGACATCAGAAGATCATAACAATAATTCAACAGTAACTAATTTAAGTAATTTATTCTTACAAGAGTTTTGGAAAAAGTTAAAAATACAATTTTTACCAGGATTTGAGAACAGAGAATTATACGAAGATTTAAATCAATCATTTTTTCTATCAAGAGCAAAAGATTTTTATCAAACAAAAGGAACTGATGAATCTATAAAAATATTATTTAAAGTTTTATATGGTCATTCTGCAACTGTCATCAGACCTAGAGAATATCTGATTACCCCATCTAATGCGGATTGGAGTGTTACTGTAAATTTAATTGCAGAGAGAGTTTCTGGAAATCCATTAAACATCAAAGGACAAACTTTAATTCAAGAAAATCCCGATGCAAGTGGTAATATTTTTGATGTTGAATTATACAGCTTAGAAGATAATGATTATTATTTGATTAAACTCAGTAGAGATTCTATTGTTGGTGATTTTGTTGTCAATGGATTTGCAAAAAATACCATTGAAGTTCAAATTGGTGCTGATAAGATTACGGTAGATTCAACTTTAGGATTTCAAGAATCTGGAATTCTATATGCCGATGGTCAGATTATAATATACACCCACAAGAACTCAACTCAGTTTTTAGGATGTACTGGAATTACGGGAGTCATTTCTCAGTACAGCGGTATTCATCAATATAATTTTGTATATTCATACGAATCAGTTGATGGTAGAGTAGATGTAAATTCCGAAAATCAAGTAGTTTTAAGAATCACTGGAACACTTTCAGACTTCGATCTTTCTAATTCTGAAGCAAAATATTTATCGTCAGGTGATGAAATTTTTGTAAAGCAACTTGGAGAAAAGGTAGACCCTGGGGAATATAATTATAAATTTGATAATTGGTTTTATAATCATGCAATAAATGTAAAATTAGTAGAAAATTCTTCAAGATTTACAAGTTTAGTCACACCCACTATTGTGACTACAAAAACGAATCATAAATTTAAAATTGGTGATAGTGTAATTTTAAGTTCCACTGTAGGAATTGTTGAAATATCAGGAACTGTGACTGATATTTTATATGATGATGATACTGCAAGAGTTCAAAATATTTCAAATAAATTTCAGTTTAGTTTTTCTAATGGAGTAACTTTAAATAACTCAATAGATTATATTGCAAAAAGAAATATTTTAACTGTAGAGAATTCAACTTATCCTAAAATATCTGGGATTGTTGCCGATATTCAAAACACTTATATTGATCGGGATCTAAAAAATTTATATGTAACTGCTTCTGGATTACCATCATATGAAATAAATGCCCCCTCAAGAAAGAAAGAATTTATTTCATCATCTACGCCATCGGAAACAATCACTACTATAGGTAATCATAATTTTAATACAGGGCAGAAAGTGTTCTTTAGCGTTAAAAGTGGAACAATATCTGGACTTTCAACGAATACCTCATTTTTTGTTAAGAAAATTAATAACACATCATTTAAATTAGCATTTAATCCTACAAATATAGTTACATCAAATTTCATTTCCTACAGCGGAATTGGAACTGGAATTTTAACCGCAATCGAAGTTAATAATAGAGATTTAACGGATCAAAACTTACTTAAGAGAATACCGATAACTCCAAAGGCAAAATCGACAAATATAAAATTAGAAGATTTTACATCGTCAAGAACTACAGGAATTTTTGTAAATGGAGTTGAAATTTTATCAAGTCAATCATCAGATGTTATTTTCTATGGCCAAATAAATCGATTGAATGTATTAAGTGGTGGAAAGGATTATAATGTTACTATTCCCCCACAAGTTGTAGTTTCTGATAATTACGGTAGTGGAGTATTGGCAAATGCAAATACCACAGGTGTTATTGATGACATCATTGTAACTGATCCTGGGTACAATTTCAAAGATATTCCAACTGTAAATATCATTGGAGGAAATGGCAAAAATGCTACTGCTGAATGTTTCCTAAAATCATCACAATTTTCTATTAATTTTGAAGGTGGGATTACTGGAATTAACACTTTAACAAATGTAATTGGGTTTGCAACTTTTCATGGATTTGAAAATGGAAGTGAATTAATTTACAAATCTCTAGGAAATGCTTCAATTGGAATAGGAAGCACAATTGGAAGTACTTCTGTAGATGAATCATTAGTAGATAATTCAATATATTTTGCACGTAAAGTATCAAATACTTCAATTCAATTGATGAATACGTCATCCGACGCTTTAGTTGGCGTGAATACAATTAATATCATTGGAGTTTCATCTGGATCTCATCAATTTATTGATAGTAAAATTAGAAAAATTATTGATTTTGTTCAGGTTACAAATCCAGGAGAAAATTATCAAGTTAGAAATATTGAGGTAGATAGTATTGAATATCCACCTAAATTTCCTGGTATATCCACGGCTTTTGTTGGTATTAACACTGAAAATAATTATATCTTTGCGAAGGGTCATGGATTTGAAACTGGAGAAGAGATAATATATTCAAATAATGGACAAGTTATATCTGGACTTAATACACTCACCAAATATTTTGCAATAAAAATTGATGATTCTAAATTTAGGTTAGTTGAAACATTTGTTGGAGTTTCATCTATAACTGGAATTGCCACCACAGCATTTGATTCAAATCTAGTAAATAACAATTTTGTTAATTTAAATTCTACAGGAGTTGGAACTCATACTTTTTCATACCCACCAGTGCAAGTTATTATCACTGGTCTTACTGATTCAACTTTACAAACTGGTATATCTACATCAATAACTGCTACTCCAATTGTAAAAGGATCTATAAAAGATATTTTTACAAAAAATGGTGGTCATGATTATGGAGCGGAAATACTTAACTTTGAAAGACAACCATCAATTACTCTGTCAAGTGGATCTGGTGCGTTACTTGGTGCTAGAATTACTGATGGTAAAATTGTAAATGTCATTATATTTGAACCAGGGTCTGGGTACATCTCCGAACCAGAGTTAATAGTTGAGGGAGATGGAAAGTTTGCTAGATTAAAAGCAATTGTTTTTAATGGGGAAATTGTTGATGTTCAAATTATTGATGAAGGGAAAGACTATAATCAACAAACTACACAAATTGTAGTTAGAACTTTAGGTAGTGGTGCAAAAGTATCTGCAGATATTCAAAAGTGGGTAGTAAACTCATATGCCCAAAATGAGTTTAATTCTGATGATGCAATTTTAATTACTGGACTTAATGATACTACAACTAGTAAGTTAGTTTCAATATATGCTCCTAAAAAATTAAGAAGATCTTTAGGCGATAATTTAGATTCTAATCTAAATGAAGTTGGTATAAACACAGTCCACTCACCCATTATTGGATGGTGTTATGATGGAAATCCTATTTACGGCCCTTATGGTGGGTCAAGTGTAACAAATTCAATAAATCCTCGTTTAATGGTAAGTGGTTATTCATTAATTACAAAACCGAACAGACCATCTTTAGCAAGTTTTCCGAATGGATTTTTTGTAAATGATTATGAATTTACATCGAGTGGTGATTTAGATGAAAATAATGGAAGATTCTGTATTACTCCAGAATTTCCAAATGGAACTTATGCATATTTTGCTATTAAAAATATTTACCCATATGTTGTCAAATCATTTAAAAATGATCCAGATCTATTTAACTATGATTTTACAATAGATCAAAATGCAAATTTACTTTTAGAGGGTGATATTTTTAGAAATAACACTCCGTATAGAATAAATGAATCGAATGCATTTTATGAAGGATTGAATAATTTTGGTAATAAAAAAGAAAAATTTGTAGTTAATTCTGTTATTTCTTCTGGTATATCTTCGGTTAGAATAATAGATGGTGGAATTAATTATCAAGTTGGGGATAGAGTATCGTTTATAAATGAAAAGTCTGGTGGACTTGGAGCAAGAGCAGAGGTTTCATCATTAAAGGGTAAAGAAATTAGATCAATTACATATGATAACACTACAATTTCAAATATAACGTTCAGTTATTCTGAAAATGTTGTTACTGGATTTACAACAAATCCTCATGGACTTATTGACGGGGAAACGGTAATTATTTCTGGAATCAGTAGTTCTTCTTTTAAATTCTTTGAGGGAAATTACAAAGTTGGAGTTTCAAGTGTAAGCACTTCATTACTTGTGGGAATTGGTGAAACTGCATCTACCGGAATTGTGACTAGTATCGTATTATCTGAGTCTGCAACTTCTGGAAGAATTAGGACTGATGATCTTCTTACAGTTGGAACGGAACAGTTATTAGTTCTTAATGTTCTTGAAAGTACAAATTCATACCGAGTACAGAGATCTTATAATGCAAGTGTTGGGTCTGCTCACAGTTCTGGAGACTCTGTATTTTTAAATCCAAAAAGATTTACTTATAATGTTTCAGATAATAGCGGTCTTAATCTATCTGTAAGAGATAATAAAACTACATATTTTAATCCAGATAATTCTATTGGATTTGGAACTCAAGGAACCAGACATTTTGTTGGATATGGGGTATCTAACACTACTATCGGGATTCAAACTGGATCTATAACTAGACTATTCTTCAGTTCTCATTCATTTTCTCCTGCAGATCTTGTTCAAATAATTAATGGAACTCCAGCAGGCATTAATACTACCGAAGCTAGAGTCGTATCTGTTGGATCGACCTTTGTAAATATAGAATTCGATAGCACATCAGTTTCTGGTGTTGGTCTGACTGCGGCAGTATTTTTAAGAAAAAATAATTTTGTTAGAAAAAAAACAATTAATATTGAAAATTTAAACTATGGAGATTCGATAGCATTTCAAACTTTTGAACCATTTACTTATTCTACGAATTCAGGAATTGGTATTAGTGTATCTGAATACGATGATTTAAGTAACCCATTTAAATTAGTAGATGGACAAACAATTTTTGTAACTAGAATTTCCGAATCTAGCGATGATATTGGAATTAGAACTACTAGAATTGGAATTGGATCATTAAGTACTTTATACTTTGTTGGAACTGGAAATGAAATTGGAATTGGTACAACTGGTGGAGATAATCACAGTATTACTACACTAAATCCAAATGTTACAGGGACATTAGAAAAATTAGACGCAAATATTACAACAGAAATTTCTCATGGAATTTCAACCTCATCTGTAATTACTTTAAATGTTACTCCAGATAGAACAGAAAGTGTAATCGCTAAATATAATTCTACTATTGATACAATAGTAATTAATCCAGTTTCATTTGCATCAACTGCTATTGGAGTAGGGACAACAGTATCTACAATTAATATAAACAATCATAGTTTTTCAAGTGGGGATAAGGTTTTATATTCTGTTGTTGGATCTGCAGCCACAAGTTTAGTATCTGGAAATAATTATTTTGTAATTAAAGATAGTAATAATTTTATTAGACTATCACAGACATATTCAGAATCAATTGGAAATGTTCCTCGAAGTATTGGAATAACAACCATTGGTTCTGGAACACATACATTGAGTTTAATCAATCCAAAGATTAATGCTATTAGAGGTAATACAATTTCATTTGGAATGACAGATACCTCTTTAAGTGATTTTGATCTTCGATTTTACTTAGATTCGAATTTTATAAACGAATACTCCGATGTAAATATCACAAGAACATCTTTCCCAAAATCTGTAAGTATTAATACAAATTTGGATACTCCCGAAATATTATATTATTCTTTAACAAAAAAAAATATTACAATTGGAGATGATTATAAAGTTTTAATTGATAAAGACGTAAAGGATTTTTCAAAAATTATTTTGAATAATAGCGTATATAATAATAATTTTGTTGCAACAGGAATTGGGTCTACTACATTTAAAATTAACTTATCCAGAATACCAGAACACACTTCATACACATCAACAAATACCACAACCTTAGAATATACTACAAAGTCACCAAATGTTACTGGATCAGTTGATGGTATTGAAGTTAATTTTGGTGGAGTTGGATATGAATCTTTACCTAAAATTAATTCAATAATTTCTTCGAATGGATCTGGTGCAATTTTAAGAGCATTTTCTGAGGATATTGGAAAACCTAAAAATGTATCTGCATTAACTTTTGGATATAATTACTCTGCGGATAAAACGATTGTACCCAAGGCAGAAATTCCTACATTAATTGAAGTTAAAAATAATTTCACTTTATCGAAAGTGGGAATTTCTAGTGGTGGAAGTGGATATCTGTTTCCACCAACTTTAATCGTAGTTGAAGATCCTAATATAATTCTGAAATCTAAATTAACCGGATCATCTGTTTCTAATGTAGAAATACTTATTTCAACTGGTGGTCTTTCTGAAATTACTCCGACAATTGTTTCTACAAACAATACTAATGGAGTTACAGTTACAAATGCAGAATCTGATGGTACTTTTAACACATTAACTCTTAGAAGACCAATCAATGGGTTTAAAAATTTCCCATTTATAGTGGGGGAAAAAATATTTGTAGAAGGAGTAAAAACTTCAACTATTCAATCTTTGGGAGGTGGATACAATTCTGCGGATTATGATTATTCTACATTCACAATTACAAGTTTAGTTAATGATGCAAATATATCTTCAGTAACTTATCAAATACCAGTTGGACTTGGAACAACAGGGGGAATTTTTGATTTTGCTAATAGTTTTGGAAGAGTCATTAAAGATAGTAATTTAGCAAAATTTGTTGCAACAATCGAAGAACAAAATTTCAGTTCCGATGAATTAGTTTTTGCATCAAATGGATCAAGCGGGAGAGTTTTGAAAAATGGTTGGAATAATTTAAATAAAATACTTAAATTAACAAACACATCGGGAATCTTTGAACCTGGATCTGCTTTAAATGGAAGTGTTTCAAAATCCAAAGGCACCATAAGTGATATTATTACATTTGATGATAATTTTATTAGTGGTTCTTCAGCAATAAAAAATAATGGATGGCAAACTGAGAGTGGAATTTTAAATAATTCATTCCAAAGACTTCAAGATAGCTTTTATTATCAAAATTTTTCATATTCTATTAAAAGTAAAACTCCAATTTCTACATGGCAAGATCCAGTAAATTCATTAATTCATGTTGCTGGATTTAAAAATTTTTCAGATTTAGATGTTATAAGTCCAATTAAAACAATTGATATTATTCCTATGAGGGTTTCTATTGCCTCAAGTGAGGTTGGAACTTTAGTTAATATTGATTCATTATTATCAATGTATACGAAATTCAATTTCGACCTTGCATCAGAAGAAACAACCACTGAATCGGTGTCTAAATTCATTAATCTCAATTCTCAAAAAGCTGCTTCATTCTCACAGTCTATTACAAATAAAGTTTTATTAATTGATGATATAAGTCCACAGTTCACAGGATTTACTACAACTTTAGGTGGAAATATAGTAGGACTATCATCATTTACATTAAAAACAAATGGTCAAAATCTATTAACCAAATCATTTAATATCACCAATGCCTCAGTTATTGGTGCTGGTAGATCTACTATTCTTATCAATGGACACGATTTTTCTACTGGAGAAAAATTATTTTATAGTCCTGAAAATGGATCTAGAGTTGGCATTGTAACAACTTCTAGAGTTTCTTCTGGAATTTCTACGGATTTACTTCCAACCGAAGTGTATGCTTATAAAGTAAATAATACAACAATCAAACTTGCTGGAATTAAAACTGATGTAACAACTAATGATACATTCTTTATATTCCGATCGGCAACTGGAATAGGATCAACTGTTGTTGGATCTGGTACTACACATACTTTATCAGTAGATACTAGTGTAGCAAACACTAGGGCTTTAATTACTATCGATAATGTTATTCAAAGTCCACTCTTCCGTAAGAATGTTTCGACAGGACTTTCAACTGAAGTTGGAATTGGATCAACAACAATTACACTTACAGGCATAACATCTATTAGCGCAAACACCTTACTACAAATTAATGATGAGATATTAAAAGTAGGAGTAGTTGGGTTTGGGTCCACCAATGTATTAACAACAGCAAGAGCACAGTTTGGAACTGTTGCTACAGCGCATACTGTTGGTGCTGCTGTAACAGTGTTAGATGGAGATTATACAATTAATAAAGGTGTTATTTACTTTGATAGCGCACCATATGGACCAGTTGGAGTCACTACATTATCCCCAGGCATATCCACACAGTCATCATTCCATGGAAGAATATTTTACAGAAAAGATTATGAAACTAATTATATTTTTGATGATTTATCGAATAACTTTACTGGTAACGCTGGAACAGGTAAAACATTTGTATTAACAACATTCAATCAAAATACTACTGGAGTAAGTACTAATAATGGAATTATATTAGTTAATAATATTTTCCAAAGACCTGATGGAACTGCTACCACAACAGACTATGAATTGTCTGATGACGGAGTGTCTGGAATTACAACAATCACATTTACTGGTAATGATAGGGAGACTCTACCTAGAAGTGGAATTATTAATGAAGTCGAAGTTGGTGTTGGAACAGGATACACTACAGGATCATATTCAAATAGATTACTTACGGGAGGATTTGGTACTGGTGCAAGAGTTGACGTTGTTGTTGGAGCAGGTGGGAGTATAATAAATTTCACTATCATAGATCGTGGAATTGGATACAAGCAAAATGATGTTTTATCACTTCATCCAGCAGTCGTTAGTTTAGGTACTACTGCTACATTTACAATACGTAGCACTTACTTGGACAAGTTTTCTGGTTGGTCATTTGGAAAATTAACTCAAATTGATGATTTTTCAAATAAATTTGATGGATTTAGAAGACAATTTTTATTAACTAAAACTATAGGATTAGCACCAGAACCTTTTAGTATTGAGGGTTCGGATAGTATACCTGATGTCCAGCCTAATTTACTTGTTTTTATAAATGATGTTTTACAACAACCAATTAAAGATTATGCCTTTAATGGGGGAACTCGAATCACATTCACTTCTGCTCCCGAGGCTGGTAGTAAGGTTAAAATTTTATTCTACGAAGGTTCCACTGCAGATGTGATAACAAAAATTCCTTTACAAACTATTAAAGTTGGAGATATACTTAAGTTAGAAAAAATAAATGACGTATTGCCTCAATTGGATAGAACTGTAATTGATATAACTTCCTCAGATCAAGTGGAAACAGTTGCATATTCTGACACTGGCATTTCAACAAATAGCACATTATTAAGACCAGTATTTTGGACAAAACAAACATCAGACTTAATTATTGATGGGGAACCTATTTCTAAAAATAGAACTTACTTGGAACCAAGAATTAATCCAACAACAAGATTAATTAAAGACTTTTTATCATCGGATACCGAACTTTATGTGCAAAATACTAATCCAGACTTTTCAATTTTAGATGAAAATGGAGAAGATGTTACAAATATTACAATTATTTCGGATATTAATGTATCTTCTGCTCAAGCTCAGATCGCAAACGTTTCTGTTGCAGGAACAATAACTTCATTTACAATTACTGATCCTGGATCTAATTATACAAGTCCACCAACAGTATCAATTAGTTCCAAAACTCAAATTAAAGAAATTGGAAAAACTTGGGAAGTTGGGGTTACAACCACAATTAATCAAACTAATCTAAGAGATATTGAATTTGAATCCGATGATCTATTATATGTTGTATGTGATGATAATG